TCAAAGTATTGGACGAGTTCTTAGAAAAGGAAAGGATAAAGTGAAAGCAACTCTGTATGACATTTCAGATGATTGTTCAACAAAGTCCAGAAGAAATTACACACTCAATCACTTTATAGAAAGAATCAAAACATATAATGAAGAAAACTTTAACTATGAGATAATCACTATTCAATTAAAGGTATGATAGAAGACGATTTTTACTGTACACTCAAACTAAAATCAGGTGAAGAAATCTTTGCCAAAGTAGCTGCCTCCGAAGAGGAAGATAGAACAATGTTATTGGTTTCTCACCCTATTATTGTTCAGGAACTAAAAGGAAAGAGTGGAACAGTAGGATATAAGATAGAACCCTGGTTAAAAACTACAAGTGATGATATGTTTGTTATTAAATTAGATGATGTTCTTACGATGTCTGAATCATCTGATATTGAAATGATTATGATGTATCAAGATTATATTAGAACATCAAATAAACAGAAAGGAAATAATTCAACAATAGATCGTAAAATGGGTCGTTTAGGAAATGTAAACGATGTAAAAGAGATTTTAGAGAAGATATTTAAAAGTACCTAAGCCATCCCTATGAACCACCACAGAGTTAGTCTATAGGACATTCAATAACTTGTCAAGTAATGCTAAAGATGATATAATCTATACATATTATGAGATAAACTTATGATAAGACCTATGGCAAAAAGAAAGAGGTCAGAGCATTATGTGAATAACAAAGAGTTCTTGGCTGCTATTATTGATTATAGATGTAATGTTGAAAACTCCTTTATTAAAAAGTATGGAAGAGAACCAGTAAAAGAAGACTGGCCTAAGAGATGGGATACTAAACCACCAATCCCTCGTTATATCGGTGAATGTTTTTTGAAGATTGCAAATCATCTATCATTTAAACCAAATTTCGTTAACTACATGTTTAAAGAGGACATGATTTCTGACGGAATTGAGAATTGCGTTCAATACGTTCATAACTTTAATCCAGAAAAATCCCAGAATCCCTTTGCGTATTTCACTCAGATTATTCATTACGCTTTTCTGCGTCGTATTCAGCGAGAGAAAAGACAGTTAGAAATCAAGAACAAGATCATCGAACGGTCTGGTTACAGTGAGGTGTTTGACGATAACAACACCCTTGACGGATCGAACTATTCCGACTACAATCAAATCAAGGATAATGTCCATTCTAAACTGCGTGGTTAATGAAAGTTGCAATCATTACCGATCAACACTTTGGTGCTCGTAAAAACTCTAAGTTATTTCACGATTACTTTCTAAAGTTCTATAATGATATTTTCTTTCCATACCTGGAAGAGAATAATATCAAAGTGGTGATCGATATGGGAGATACCTTTGATAGTCGTAAAGGTATTGACTTCTCTGCACTAGCATGGGCAAAGAATAATTACTATGATGTATTGCAGGACATGGGAATTCATGTTCATACGATTGTCGGTAATCATACTGCATATTATAAAAATACTAATGAGGTCAATGCTGTTGATCTCCTTCTTCGTGAGTATGATAACGTCACAGTTTATTCAGAAGTAACTGAAGTTCAAATAGACAATCGCAATATACTTTTTATTCCTTGGATCAATCAGGACAATGAAGAAAAGACTTTCAAATTTATTCAAAATTCAAATAGCAAGTGCGCGATGGGGCACCTTGAACTCTCAGGATTTAGAGCTCATAGAGGCGTCATCATGGATCATGGTCATGCAAGCGAACTATATTCAAAGTTCGAGAAAGTCTACTCCGGTCACTATCACACTAGATCGGATGATGGACGAATCTATTACTTGGGCAATCCCTATGAGATGTTTTGGAACGATGTCAATGACAGCAGAGGATTCCACATCTTTGATACAGAAACTCTGGAACATACTCCAGTAAACAATCCATATCGGATTTTTTATAATATCTACTACGAAGATACTAATTATCAGGTATTTGATGTTCGTGAATATCAAAACAAGATTGTAAAAGTAATCGTTCGTCAAAAAACTGATATTAAAAAATTTGAAAAGTTTATTGATAAAGTTACTGATGTTGCTGCAGATATTAAAATAGTTGAAAACTTTGATATCCAAGATCCTGAAGAGTTTGAAGTTTTTGAATCTGAAGATACCCTTTCTATTCTGAATAGATATATTCAAGAGGCCGAAATCAAACTTGATAAGTCTAAAGTTAAAAATATTATGAGACAAACTTATCAGGAAGCATGTGAACTAATCTAATGTACATTCTAACGATCTATGGCAAAGAAACGGAAGGTGCATATTCTGTAAACGATGAAGATGGTGAACAAATTCTTTATTTATTTGAGGGTGAAGATGATGCCATGAGATATGCTATGATGTTAGAGGAAGAAGGAAGTCCTGAAATGCATATTATTGAAGTTGAAGATGATATAATGGTTAAGACATGCGAAATGCATGATTATAAGTATATTATTTCTAAAAATGATCTCGTAATACCTCCTGAAACAGCACATGATTTTATTTGAAAAAATTCGTTGGAAAAATTTTCTGTCAACTGGTAATCAATTTACTGAGATAAGTTTCACAGATTATCCGACAAACCTTATTATTGGAACAAATGGAGCTGGTAAGAGTACATTACTTGATGCTCTTACATTTTCTTTGTTTGGAAAACCTTTTCGCAAAATTAATAAACCTCAACTTGTAAACACAGTCAATGAGAAAGACTGTCAAGTTGAGGTAGAGTTTTCTATTAGTAATACGAAATGGAAAGTTATTCGTGGAATCAAACCAAATATTTTTGAGATATTTCGTGATGGCAATGCTTTAAATCAATCTGCTGCAGCACTTGACCAGCAGAAGTGGTTTGAGCAAAATGTGATTAAGATGAATTATAAGTCTTTCACTCAGATTGTAATTTTGGGTAGTAGCACGTTTGTTCCTTTTATGCAACTGACTGCTACCAATCGTAGAGATGTGATTGAAGATCTACTTGATATTCGTATCTTTTCTTCTATGAATAATCTTATAAAAGATAAGATTCGTGAGGTAAAAGATCAGATTAAAGTTCTTGATTTGAAAAAAGAATCTTTAATTGATAAAGTAAAAATGCAAGAAAACTTTATTCAAGAGATTGAAAGTCGTGGTAAGGAAAATATTAAAAGTACAGAAGTAAAGATTCAAGGACTTCTTACTGAAGAGAATACGTTAATGAATGACAATGCATTTATTGAAGAAGATGTATTTAAGTTAACTAAAGATCTTAATAGTTATACTGGATCAGCAGAAAAACTTCGCACACTTGGTAATCTTAAAGGTAAAATTTCTAACAAAGTATCAACTATTACTAAAGAGCATAAATTTTTTACACAAAATACGGTTTGTCCTACATGCAATCAAGACATTGAAGAGACCTTCAGAATAAATAGGATTAATGATGCTCAAAGTAAAGCAAAGGAGTTGCAATCTGGTTATAAAGAACTAGAGCAAGCAATTAATAAGGAAGAAGAACGAGAGCTTCAATTCATTGCCCTATCAAAGGAGATTACTTCACTAACGCATGGCATTTCTCAAAACAATACTAAGATCGCTGGATGTCAAAGACAAATCAGAGATCTGGAATCGGAAATTCAAAGAGTTACCGATAACCTTGCAAATAGAAATACTGAGCATGAAAAGTTAACAACTTTTAAGGACAATTTAAAAACTACATACGACGAACTCGCTCAACGTAAGGACACGATTAACTATTACGATTTTTCGTATAGTTTACTTAAGGACGGTGGAGTCAAATCTAAAATCATCAAGAAGTATCTACCGCTGATCAATCAGCAAGTAAACCGTTATCTACAGATGATGGACTTCTACATAAACTTTACTCTTGATGAAGAGTTTAATGAAACCGTCCAGTCCCCAATTCACGAAGACTTTTCTTATGCTTCTTTCAGCGAGGGAGAGAAGATGAGAATTGATCTGGCACTCCTGTTCACCTGGAGAGAGGTGGCAAGAATGAAGAACTCTGTCAACACGAATCTGCTCATTATGGATGAGGTGTTTGATAGTTCTCTTGATGGATTTGGAACAGAAGAATTTTTAAAGATCATTCGGTTCGTTATTAAAGATGCAAATATTTTTGTTATCTCTCATAAAGAATCTCTATATGATAAGTTTGCAGACGTGATTCGATTCGACAAGGTGAAAGGATTTAGTAGGATGGTTTGATGCCGACTTTTGTACATAAGGAGACTGGAAAGAAAGTATTCTTTGCACATATTCCAAGAACAGCAGGTAGATTTGTAGAGGCTAACCTTTTAGCAAATGACTTTGATTGGGGAGACAACCACTTAGATACCGGTCTTGGTGTAATGTCAGTTGTTAATGGTGTAGAGATTGCACACTATCATCGTGAGTATTATCAACAATATTTGGATGTAAAAAATATTCCACACTTTTCTATTGTTAGAAGTCCTATTACCAGATTTATCTCAGGGTCTGTCTATTTGAAGAGAACATATGGTGATGATATTCAATCAGTAATGGAAGATTCAATAATGTTTGCATCAATGATACAAAATCTACCATTTAAGGAAGCATGGAATTGGTATAGACCCCAAGTTGATTTTTTAACTAATCAAACTCATGTATGGAAGTTTGAGAATGGAATTAACGAAGAGTTTGTTTCTTGGTTAAGCAGTATCATTGGTGTCAATTTAAAATTTGATAATGATATTGAATATCCAAAATCTCATGATGAAGGTAATAAGTTACAAAAAACTCCCGCACTAGAGGTAAATATCAGATCCGCATACAGAAGAGACTTTGAAGTTTTGTATAAAAATGTGTGATTTATATTAAGTATTACAGTAATTTCATTAAGTTAGCATACCAACACTAAATAGTGATAGAATTGGAGAAATGGATGTACTAAACTCTCTTTATTATTTTTTCATGAGGAGGACATCATGCACAATCTAGTATCATTTAATCAATTAGCAGACTGGACTAGGAGTCTTAAAAAACTTAGTAAAACTATAGAAACTACAATGGAGGAGAGCGATCAAATCAATGATTACTACGAATGTTTAATCGATTGTAGCGACGACCAAGCAACATGTAAACGTATTTGCAGAACAATTCTAACCTGACCGAGACCAACCAATTGGAGAACTGTCACCTAATACCCCTGCCGTAAGGTGGGGGTTTGGTATTATAGGGTCATACAAGAGAAATCTCATGGCAGTCAAACAGGAAATTAAATCTCAACTTGCCAAACTCCTTGCTACAGAAGACTTGGTGGTAGAGCACAAACAGACTCAGACTGCTTGCTTCAACGTTCACACCCGTGTCTTGACCCTTCCCATGTGGGACAAGGCAAGCAACACAGTATACGACCTTCTGGTGGGTCATGAGGTGGGACATGCATTGTTTACTCCAGATGAGAATTGGTTAGAGAAGGTAGCAGTTCCTCCACAATTTGTGAATGTAGTGGAGGATGCCCGTATTGAAAAGATGATGAAACGCAAATATGCTGGACTAGCAAAAACTTTCTACCATGGCTACAAGGAACTACAAACAGAAGACTTTTTCTCTATATCTGACAGCAATGTTGCTGATCTTAATCTTGCTGATCGTGCAAATCTATACTTTAAGGTCGGT